CTTTGGCGATTTCTACCTGATAATTAACGGGGCGAACCTAAATAATCTCCAGAGCAAGTCGATTCGCTGGAAGTTGAACAGCGAGTGCTGGCTCTGGAAGCAGGGGCTGCTGACGCATGCGAGGCGGCGCGTCTCGGCCTATGCTCGCGACGGCATTAGCAAGATCCTAAACGAGAGCCAGGGCTCGCATGCCGATGACGATTTCGACCGGCTATGGCATGAAGGGACCGCGCAGATCTGGTCGGTGCAGTGCTTTGGCTGCCAGCGATTCGTGCCGCTCGAGTTCTTCGGCCGCGCCGCGGACGATCCGGCCAAGCGCGTGTGTGTCGTTTGGGACGAAGGCGCCCGCAAGGAAAACGGCATGTGGGACGAGCAGCTGGTGCGCAACTCGACCAGGTGGATCTGTCCGCACTGCGCGCACGAGCATGCGAACAGCGCAGCCACCAGGGCACGCTGGAACAGCACCGGCCGCTACTCGGGGCCGCGGGCGGATCGCGACGGCAAGCACCGATCGTTTAACTGGAACGCGATTCTGGCTGAGGACATGGGCCAGCTGGCGGTCGAGTTCCTGCAGGCCGGCGAGTTTAAGAAGCGCGGCCAGATAAACCCGCTGCGCGATTTCTACATGCAACGCCTGGCGCTGCCGTGGCGTAACGAAGAGGCGCAGCTGAACCGGACGACTGTCGAGTTCCGCGGAACATACACGCTCGCGGACATGCACGCCCGGGGACGCGAGAAGGTCGATAACGAGGCGCGGCGCATGATGACGATCGACCGCCAGCGTGATCATTTCTGGGCGGTTGTGCGCGCCTGGAAGAGCGACGGAGGCTCGCAGCTGCTATGGCGTGGCAAACTCAGCACCACCGAGCAGGCCGAGGGGATCCGGCAGCACTTTGGGGTCGAGTCTCAGCTGTGCTTTCAAGACGCGCAATTTAGCACGGCGCACGTTTACGAGGATTGCATCCGGTTCGGCTGGACCGCGCTCCACGGCAGCGGCGACGACTCATTCGTGCATATCCGGCCAAACGGCCAAAAAGTGCAGAAATTCCACTCGAGCATTAAGCAGACGCAGGTGCCAGGCGGTTATGCGCGCTACATGTTCTGGGCGTCGGATCCCGTTAAGGATGTGCTCGCGGCACTGGTCGCCGGTAACTCGCATGCCTGGGAATGCGGCGCCGATCATGGCGAAGAATACGCACGCCACCTTCGCGGCGAAGTAAAGCGTGAGCGCATCAGCAAGAGCACCGGCCGCAGCGAGTGGCGCTGGACCAAGACCGGACCCAATCACATGTGGGACTGCGAGGCCATGCAGGTCGCCGTGGCTCTCGCGCTGCAGCTCTTACCATCTCCCGATAAAGTGGACGCCGGCGCAGCGTCCGATACATGAGACACTAAACGCGACGACACCCCATAAATCAGACGTTATGAAAGTTCTATTCTCTAACCCTCCCTGGTGGGATGTGGATCTGAAGACGCAGCAGCTGCTGATCGGCGTGCGCGCCGGCTCTCGCTGGCCGTTCACCCGCTATTCCGTGCATACGCCGGGCGAATTCCGACACGGAGGCTATCTGCCGTTCCCGTTCTTCCTAGCTTCGGCCGCCGCCCGCACCAGGGCGACACTGCCAGATGCGACGGTCGAGATCCGGGACTCGATCGCCAGGGGCGAATCCTACCAGCAGTTTTTTGACGCAGTCCTTGCCGATCCGCCTGACTGGGTCGTGCTCGAGACGGCGACCGCGGCCTGGCTGCATGATGAGAAAGTAATCGACTGGTTCGCCGCGAAGACAAAGGCGCAGATTATCCTATGCGGTCCGCTAGACATTACCAAGGCCGACGAGATCCTGGGGCGGCACCGTAACATCGCGGCGATCGTCCAGGGCGAATATGACAAGCAAGTGCTGCGCGTGATCCGCGGCCAGCGCGGCGTGATCGCGCACGATCTGCTGACCGTGCAGGAGATGGACAGCCTGCCGTACCCGCTGCACGACGAGGTCGCGGTCGGTAATTACTGGGACGCATGCCCGAAAGGCCAGGAGGCGCCGCAGCTGCAGCTGATCACCAGCCGCGGGTGTCCTTACAAGTGCATATTCTGCGTGTGGCCGGCGGTAATGACCGGCAACGATCCAGATGGCACTAGAGCGCGCACGGTGCGCTGCCATTCGCCCGAGTGGGTCCGCGGAGCGATCAAAACGCAGATCGACGACGCCTGGACGAAGGGCGTGCGCTACAAGAGCATTTATCTGGACGACGACACGTTTAACCTGACAGAGAAGCACACGCGGCTGATCTCCCGGGTCATGGAAGAGTTCCGCCTTCCTTGGTTCGCAATGTGCCGAGCCGACACGATCAAGGAGGAGACCTGGAAGCTCATGATCGAATGCGGCTGCCGCGGAGTTAAGCTCGGCTTCGAGAGTGGATCGCAGACCGTGATTGATAAGATTATCAATAAACGGCTGAATCTAGCGAAGGCGGCCGACACGGCGCGCATGCTGAAAAAGCTAGGGATGACCGTTCACGGTACATTTACCGTCGGACTTCCTGGCGAAACCAAGGAGCAGCAGCAGGAAACGATCGCCTACATAAAAGACCTTTACGATACCGGCGGATTAGACACGCATCAACTGAGCGGCACTGCTGAGATCGAAGGAACACCGCTGCACACCCTCAAGGTAACTGGCTCACTTGAAAAATACGCTGCCGCTAAAATCGACGAAGCCTATGTGGCGAATCCAGACGGAGCGGCGAAGCTGCGCGAGATGAAGTTATGACACCGCTGCATACTCTTTTCGAGGAGCGCGCCGCATTCCACGGGCACAAGGACATGCTGCCGCACATGCATCAGCTAAAGCAGCTGGCCGCGAGCTGCCGCACGGCTACGGAATTCGGGATTCGCACGGGGCAGAGCACTATCGCCATCGCAGCAGGACTCGAGGCCGGCGGCGGCGGCGAGCTCACATCCTACGACCGCGATGATCCGCAGTTCGAGTTTCCAGCGAGCGCGACGGTCAAATGGCAGTGGCACCGCGCCGACACGGCGAAGCTGGATCTGATCGAGCCGACGGATCTGCTGTTTATTGATACGCTGCACAATTCAGCCCAGGTCGAAGCCGAGCTAAAGCATGCGCCGATGGTGCGCAGATATATCGCGCTGCACGATGCGTACAAGTTCGCTCAGGATGGGGAAAGCGGCGAAGGCATCGTTAAGGCCATCTTCGAATTTCTCGCGGATAACCCCGACTGGTGCGTGCTGCAGTATTACCATTCGCAGTGGGGTCTGCTCGTGCTAAGTCGCACTTCCTAACTTATGGGCTCTGTTATCATCATCGCCGGGCACATGCGCACATGGAAAACGTGCGCGCACACGTTCAAATGGCATGTCGCCAGGCATCTGCCAAAACCTCTGCACTTCTACATTTCGACGGTCCAGGATGAAGACGCCGACGACTGGAAAATCACGCAGCAGCTGTTTCGGCCGAAAACACTGATCAGCAAGGTCGAGCCGAGCCAGCCCGAGATCCAAGAACCAGCCGAGCCGGTACGGTTCGAGCCGTATGCGCGCAGCGTGCCGGTGCAGGCGGTCTTGCGGCAACTCTGGCAACTCGAGCAAGGGTGGAAGCTCTACAGCGATCATCCGGTTACCGATGTCGATCTATTCGTGCGCGTGCGGCCGGATCTGTTTTTCCACTCATTTGATCAGACCTACACGCCGATCATCAACGAGGCGCTGACACCCTGGTGGGGCCGATTCGGCGGCATCAACGACCGCTTTGCCATAATGGGCGGACTGGCCGCGGCCGAGTACTTCCAGACCTTTAGCAAGCTCGAGCAACTGCGCGAGGACGGCTGCCCGATCCACCCGGAAAGCCTGATCAAAGGCTCGCTGCGTCAAGCATACTGCATCGTACGCGATAACATGCGCGTCGAGTTTTCCACGCTGCGCAAGAATGGCGAAATGCGGCCGCCCGAGATCTCGGCCATAGACATTGCGCACGCAGGGCTACGTTGACGCGCCGAGCGTTTTCAGATGAAAATCCTCGTCTCCATTCTGCTGCGTCAAGCGAGGCGGAACAACGCGGCCAACCCGCGGAAATGGCTCGAAGACCTGCAGGCTTCCAAGTGGACCGACATGAGCGCGCAGAACGGCCAGATCGTCGGCACGGCGCTCAATGGTAAATCCATCACGGTTCAGGCGCTACCAGGGACGACCATTGCCGATCTGATCATGGCGACAGAGCTAGCCATCCAGACGATTGACGCTGGATTTACTGCACCCGTCTCACAGACAGCCGCTTTCCTCCGCTGACTATGCCTAAGCCACTCCCGCAACGGTTCCGCGCAGCGCTGGGCGCTCTATTCGATTCAACAAATCAAAAGGAAATCGTGCGCCGACCGCTCGAGGTTCGCACGATCGGCAGCATCTCAAGCGAGGTCAACTCCACCGACCGCCAGCAGCTGCTCAGTGATTCGCGCAAGCTCTACGCCAACTTGGGGCCGGCCAAGGGTGCAATCGACGCCAAGGCGATGTACGCTGTCGGTCGATCCTGGCTGCCGAAATACGAGGGCGCCAATCAGGCATGGGGCGAAAGAGCACGCGAATGGCTGCTCAATGAGTGGTACCCGATCGCAGACATCAGCGGCCGAGATTTCCAGACCAGCCTTTTCCTTGCGTCCGTCGCCGTGGACCGCGATGGCGATGTGGGCGCCATCCTGACCGAGTACGAAACCGCATTCCCAGCGATCCAGCTGATCCCGAGCGAGGGCGTGCATAACCCGAGCAGCGATAAGCTCGACCGCGACGGCTTCCTGCTGTCGGGACCGTACCAGGGACTCCGCTGCATCGACGGCGTGATCATCAACCCGCAGGGGCGCCCAGTGGCATTCTACGTCGAGGAGGAATCGCAGATGCCTGGCAGCGAGGAGGAGATGCCAGAGGTCCGCGAATACGTTACCGCCCGCGACATGATGCTGCTCGCGGAGCCGGCGTGGATCAACCAGTTCCGAGGTCTGCCAGGCTTCGCGCACGCCATCCTGGATCTGAAGGATCTGCGCACGGTCCAGGGCTACGAGAAGATGGCGTCGGCGCTGGCTTCCAGCATCGGCCTGATCGAGTACAACGAGAGCGGGCTGGCTGACACAAGCGATCCAGCCATCGCGCTGTCTGGTTATTCGTCGGTGGCGCAGGATGTCGCCGCCAAGGAGTTTTTCGGCGGCATGGTCAGGCACTTCAAGGCCGGCAGCGGATCCAAGCTCGAGGCGTTCAAGAATGACCGCCCGGGCGATGCCTGGCAGAAATTCATGGACCGGCTGCTGCGTAACGCGATGGCCGGCATCAACTGGCCGTTTGAATTAGCCTGGGACATCAGCGCGCTCGGCGGAGCCAACACGCGTTTCGTGATCTCGACCGCTATGCGCAGCGTCGAGGATCGCCAGGATCTGCTCAAGCCGTTTGCCCGTCGTGCGGTCGGCTACGCGATCGCTAAGGCCATCAAGAATGGCCGCCTGCCGGCGAATGCTGACTGGTGGAAGTGGTCATTCACGATGCCACCGCGCCTGACCGTGGATTTCGGCCGCGACGCCGCCGCCCAGCGGGAGGACTATCTGTCCGGCATCATCAATCTAAGCGACATCTGCGCCGAGCGTGGCATTGACCTTAAGAGCCACATCGCCGGTCGCGCCGCAGAAAACCAAGCGCTCGAGGACGCCGGCCTGCCGGTGCCTGGGCTCCGCGGCGATCTGTCGCCGACGGCTAACGAGCCGATCCCGGTGCCGGTCCAGATCCCAAGCGACGCCTCGGCGCTTTCCCAGGCCGCGCTGCAGGTGAATACCGAGCCGACCGATGCCATGCGCGAGGAAGCCGCCCGGGGCTTACGCTGGCGCGAGGAGTTCAACCGCGGAGGCACTGCCGTCGGCGTGGCTCGTGCACGCGACATTTCGAACGGCCGGGCCCTATCGACGGAAACGATCTTTCGCATGAAATCGTTTTTCCGCCGGCATGAGGTGGACAAGCAGGGCGAAGGATTCAACCCGGGCGAACCAGGCTACCCGTCTGCCGGCCGTATCGCGTG